TCTAGAAAACAAAGAAGCTAACTACACAGTTACAAATGCAGATTCTGGTAAAACTTTTACATCATCTACTGATGGTGTGGTATTTACTTTACCTGCAATTTCTATTGGAAGAGTTTTTACTTTTGTAAACACTGCTCAAGATGGAACTAACACTTTAACTATTAGCCCAAATGCTAATGATGGTATTTTGTATGCTGGATCTTTAACAGATAATAAAGATGTAATTAATACAAAAGCTACATCAAAAGTTGGTGACTTTGTAGTATGTGCATCTTTAAACTCAACAACGCATTGGACGATTGTTGATGTACAAGGTGTATTTGCAAAAGAAGCATAATAAATAATTATTGTGGGGCTTAGGCCCCACATATTAATTTTAACGGAGAAAATAATATGTCATCAGACCAAAAATTTACAACACTTACAGCTGACGGACAGGTGAAAACTTTTTCTGGAGGATCTACTAATATTGGTCCTGCTAGAGTTACATACATTCAAGCTACAGGAGTTACAAATATAAAACTTTATGATGCAGCAACTGCATCTGGAAATATTGTATTTGAATCTACTTTTGGAAGCGAAGGATTAGATATGTATATACCTGGAAACGGAATTAGATTTGAAAATACTATCTATGCAGATGTAACTGGATCAGGATCTGTTACTATCGGATACACTGGCTAGGAGGCTAAATGGCTAACACTACCTCTGGAACAACTACGTTTGATAAAACTTTTTCTGTTGACGAAATAGTAGAAGAAGCTTTTGAACGTTTAGGTATTCAACAAGTATCAGGTTATCAATTAAAAACTTCACGAAGATCATTAAATATAATGCTTCAGGAATGGGGCAATAGAGGTATTCACTATTGGGAAATAGGAGAACTTGATCTTGATTTAATTGAAGGTCAAGCAGAATATAAATTCTTTAGAGCTAGTTCAGATGGTACCAGTGCGGTTTCAAATCCAAATGGTGTATATGGAATATCCGATGTCCTTGAAGCACAATTAAGATCAAATAGAACAGCAACAGATCAATCAGATAGTCCAATGACTAAAGTTGATAGATCTACTTATGCTGCTTTTTCAAACAAGCTTTCTAAAGGAACCCCTAATCAATACTGGGTACAAAGATTTATTGATCATGTTAGTATTAGTGTTTATCCAACACCTGATTCAACTAATGCATCTAGAGATATGCATTTCTATTACATAAAAAGAATTCAAGATATTGGAGCCTATACTAATGCAACTGATATGCCTTTTAGATTTGTACCTTGTATGGTTTCTGGTTTAGCATATTACTTATCAATGAAGTATCAACCACAGCTAACTCAAAACTTAAAATTAATTTATGAAGATGAATTTCAAAGAGCATTAGCAGAAGATGGTTCAGCTTCTAGCACATTTATTACACCAAAAGCTTATTACCCAGGAACTTAATGTCTAAATACGCAACAGGAAAACATTCAAAAGCAATTTCTGATCGATCTGGTATGGAGTTTCCATATAGAGAAATGGTTAGAGAATGGAATGGTGCTTTTGTGCACTATACAGAATTTGAACCTAAGCAACCACAACTTGAACCAAAAGCAATTGGTGGTGATGGTATTGCATTACTACAAGTAAGAACAGATAGAACAGAACCAATCACAACTGTTATGTTACCAGAAGATCCTTTTACAACTTATCAAGCTGGGTCAAGTATTATAAATGTTTTTTCACCAGGACATGGTTTAACAAACGGTACAACTTATTTATTTAGAGGTGCACCTACAACATCTCCTGGAACAGGTACTTCAACTAATCCTGTTTTTGCTTATGCATCAATTCCAAATTTTGATGGAATAACAGGAGCACAAATAGGTCAAGGATCTGGTTATGCTATAACAACAGGTCTTTATGACAGTGGTGCAAGAGTTACAACAGACTATGCTCTATCCAATTTCTTCTTCTTTACAGTTAATGCGGATACTGCTACAACAGGAAACATCAAAGGAGGAGGCTACGGTTGTTCCGTTGGACCTATAACAATAAACGCATGATAAATAAAATTTGGAACTGGATTAAGAATATATTTACACCTGAAAAACAAGACCCCCATCTTAAAATGTATGAAGAAGTGAGAACAGACAAACAAGAAAAGATACGTAGAAAATATGGAGAATCAGAGTAATGGCTTATACTTTAGCAAATCTACAAGATGATATTAGAAATTACACTGAAGTAGATAGTGATGTTTTATCTACAGGGGTTTTAAATACTATAATTAAAAATGCAGAAAACAGAATTTATAGAGATGCAGATTCTGATGATAATAGATTTTATGCAACTTCAAATCTAGCAGCTGGAAGTAGATATGTAACTATACCTTCTGATTTAAGATTTATTAGATATGTTCAATTGACAGATGCTGATGGAAATCAAACTTTTTTAGAGAAAAAAGATACTTCATATATGGCAACTTTTTATGATACTCCAGGCACAGCTTCTGGTATTCCCAAATATTATGCTAACTGGGATGCTAATTATTGGGTGGTAGCACCTACACCAAATAGCACTAATTTAATTACTTTAGCTTATACAAAACAACCAGATTCAATAACAGCTTCACCAGGAAGTACACAAGGGACATATACAAGTAATAAATATCAAGATTTACTTTTATATGGATGTTTGGTAGAAGCATATGGATACTTGAAAGGTCCTGCAGATATGTTACAATACTACGAAGGATCTTTTAAAAGAGCTTTACAATCGTACGCGATCGAACAACAAGGTCGTAGACGCCGAGACGAATATCAAGATGGAGTTATTCGTACACCTCTTAAATCACCATCACCATAAAATAAATTAAGGAGACAATTAAATGGCAAATATAGTACCTGACTCTTTTAAAACAGACCTACTTGGTGGCGTGTTTGATTTTGATTCATCTGGTGGATCAACTTTTAAACTAGCGCTTTATACATCTATAGGTGGTTTTAGTACTTCAACAACTGCTTATACAACTACTAATGAAGTTTCTTCATCTGGTACAAACTATACTGCAGGTGGAAATACTTTAACTAACAACGGTGTAGCAGTAGCAAGTAATATTGCGTACGTTGATTTTGCAGATTCTACTTTTAGTTCTGTAACGTTAACAGCAGTAGGGGCACTGATTTATAAAGGTACAAGTAATGAAGCTGTATTAGTTTTAGACTTCGGTGGATCAAAAACTGCAACTAACGGTGATTTCGTTGTTCAGTTTCCAACTGCTAATTCATCTAGTGCAATCATTAGACTTGGCGACGCGTAATATTTATAAGGAATACAAATGGCGTTAGTAGTAAATGACAGAGTAAAAGAAACAAGTACGACTACTGGTACCGGCACATTCACTTTGGCTGGAGCTGTAACTGGTTTTGAAACTTTTTCTTCTGCTATTGGAAATGGTAATACGACTTACTATGCAATATCTTTACAAGGTGGAGCAGAGTTTGAAGTTGGTCTTGGGACCGTTGCGGCTGGAACATTAGCTAGAACAACTATTATTTCTTCATCTAACTCAGATAGCGCTGTTAACTTTTCAGCAGGCACAAAAGATGTATTTTGTACTTTACCTGCTAGTAAAGCAGTTTATAAAGACGCTTCAGGTGTTGTTGATGGGGTACCAAGTAACGGATTCGTCATTGCTATGTCGATTGCATTATAGTATAAGGAATAAATTATGGCACAAAACTTTAGAAATTATCTAACAAGAGAAACAGGAACTTCTGCAGTAGATGCTTTAGGCGGAGCTGCAAATAGTTTTGATACTTTAATTAGTGTTAGAATGGCTAACGTTACTACTTCAACAATTAATGTTGAAGCTTACATTAGAAGATCGTCAGCAAATTATTATTTAATTAAAAATGCGCCAGTTGTAAGTGGCGGATCATTAGAACTTATTGATGGAGGCTCGAAGATAGTACTTGCTTCAGGAGATCAGCTATTTGTTAAATCAGATACAGCTTCTTCTTTAGATACTGTCGTTGGCGCTGTAGATGATATAAGTACATAAGGATAATCATGGCTTATTTAGGAAACGCACCAAAACAAAATTTAAATACCATGAACTCTCAACAGTTCAATGGTAATGGATCCACGGTCAATTTTACATTAAGTCAAAGTGTTTCAAACACTGCAGAAGCAGAAGTATATGTTGGAAACGTTAGACAAGATCCGTTTTCCGCTTACTCAATATCAGGTGGTACAACTTTAGCTTTCACAGAAGCCCCACCATCAGGCACAGCAAACATCTATGTAGTGTTCCAAGGTAAATCTACGGGTAGCATTAACCCAGGAGAAAACAGTATTCAAGCAGGAATGATTTCTGCAATCAACGGTGGATATAAAAATTTAGCAACAGTTTCAGAAACAATTACAGTTGCTGCAACGGACAACATGATGTTATGTGGTCCAGTATCATTTACAGCAACAGTCACAGTAAACGGGACATTAACGGTAGTATAATATGGCAACATTATTTGTAGATAAGATAGACCCACAATCAGGAACAAGTTTAAGTTTAGGAAGTTCTGGAGATACTGTTGCTCTAACTTCAGGAGTCAAACAAAACAATATGTTGTATCCAACATTTAAAGCAAGTAGATCATCTAATCTAAATATTGCTAATAACTCAGATGTTAAAATTACATTTAATACTGAAGATTGGGATACAGATAGTGCTTTTGCAGATAATAAATTTACAGTGCCTTCAGGTTTTGCGGGAAAATATTTTTTTAATTTTGTTACTAGAATAAGAGATGGTGGCAACGTAGATTTAGAACTTTCATTTTTTAAAAATGGTTCAAAAGAAGATAGAATGTCTTTTTTTCATAATGGAAGTAGTGAGCAATATCAATCTTATGAATTTACAACAGTAATGGATTTAAGTGCTTCTGATTATATAGAGTTTTTTATATATCATAATGCTGGTGGTAATTTAGAAATTAATGGTGGAAGTGTAACTTTTTTTCAAGGATTTAGGATAGGATCATAATGGGAACAATTAAAACAACAAACATAGAACCAATCGCGGACAACGGCACAGTAACCCTGGGTAGTTCTGGGGATACATTTACTCTAGGTTCAGGTGTTAAACAAAGTAATCTTATGTATCCAGCTTTTGAAGCTTATTTAAGTTCAGCACAATCTATTTCAGACCTTACAACTACAAAAGTTGAATTTGATACAGAAGTCTTTGATACTGATAATTGTTATGACAATTCAACTAATTACAGATTTACTCCAACAAAAGCAGGGAAATATTTTGTTTTTACAAAAATAGGAACTGATACTATTGCTGGTGCAAATTTAGACCAAGTACGTGTGCTTATATATAAAAATGGCAGTACAATAAGTATTGCAAATTTAGATGCTAGAGGAAATACTTTAGGTAGTTATTATACTTGTAATGATAGCACTGTAATAGATATGAATGGTTCATCAGATTATTTAGAAATTTTTGCAAGAATAGATGACACAAGTGGTAATCCAGATATTAATGGTGGTGACCCTGACAGAATAACTAGCTTCGGTGCATACAGGATAGGATCATAATCATGGCATCAATTATAAAAGCAAATCAACTACAGGACTTTGGCGGTAACAGCATTTTAACGTCTGATGGTGCGGGTAATGTAACTCCTAATGCAAGTGGAATTAAAAACACTCCTGCTTTTCAAGTTAAAAAAACATCAACTCAAAGTATTTCAAGTGCATCATTTACAAAACTTACTTGGGATGCAGAAGATTGGGATACAGATAGTGCTTTTGCATCAGATAAATTTACAGTGCCGACTAATGAAGCTGGAAAATATTATTTTCAAGTTACTACAGAATTTGCTAATATTGATGATGGAGAGTTTGTTCAAGTTTTATTTTATAAAAATGGAAGCAGTCAAGCTGGAACTACCGCAAGATGGTATTCCCCAGGCTCTAATGATGACGTAAGAGCAAGAACAAATGTTATACTTG